GTGCAAAACTTCATCCCGCACTACAAATGGCTTCTAAGAGAACCCGAACGCTTCACCCAGATGGCTTCGGGGATCACGCTGCGCAAATACCAGCGCGGCGTGCTCAGCGCCATCTTTGATTCAGTGCTCAACGAACGCGGCCTCAGCTTGGTGGTCATTTTTCCGCGCCAGAGCGGCAAGAACGAACTGCAGGCGCAGCTCGAGACCTACCTGCTGACCCTGTTTTCCAACTTCCCGGTGGAGATGGTGAAAGTCTCGCCCACGCTGAAACCTCAGGCACTCACTGCCATGCGCCGCCTCGAACGTACGGTAAAAAAGAACAAGCTCACCCAGCGCATTTGGGTTAAAGAATCCGGTTCCACTTACCGTATCGGCGAAGCGCGCATCACCTTCCTTTCTGCCGCGCCTGAGAGCAACATCGTCGGCGCCACTGCCAGCGCATTGTTGGAGGTGGATGAAGCGCAAGACGTTCTGTGCGTTAAATATGAAAAAGATGTGGCGCCGATGAGCGCCTCCACCAACGCCACGCGCGTTTTTTGGGGCACCGCCTGGACCAGCCGCACGCTGCTGGCGCAGCAGCTACGCCGCGCCCGAGAGGCTGAAAAGCGTGATGGTCTACGGCGCGTTTTCCGGCTCACCGCGGATGATGTAGCTGCCGAGGTCGCTGCCTACCGCCACCACGTGGAAGAAACGGTGGAACGCCTGGGCAGGGCTCATCCCGCTGTGCGCACACAGTACTACTCCGAAGAGGTAGACGGCGAAGGCGGTATGTTCCCACCTGACCGCCTGGCGCGTATGCGTTCTGCTGAAAGCGCCGAAGCCGAACCCCTGCCCGGCAGCCATTATGCGCTGCTGCTGGATGTGGCGGGAGAAGACGCAGTCGCCCGCGCCAGCGATGGCGCCCCTGCCTCATCCAACCCGAGCCGCGACAGTAACGCGCTCACCATCGTGCGCGTTGAACCCGCCACAGAAGGCGTTCCGCTGCCGTGTTACATCCCGGTGCTGCGCCAGCAGTGGACGGGAGTGAATCACACCCGCCTGCACAGCGAGGTGCGCGCGCTGGCGTTGAGCTGGCAGGCGCGGGTTGTGGTGGTAGACGCCACTGGCATCGGCGCCGGGTTGAGTTCTTTCCTCGAACGCTCACTGCCGGGGCGCGTGCTGCCTTTCACCTTCAACGCCGCCTCCAAATCCAAACTCGGCTGGGATTACCTCGGCGTGGTGGATTCAGGGCGCTGGCGTGAGCCACAGCTGGACGGTGAACGTCAGCCAGAGCAGGCACGCTGGCAGGCGCAATTCTTCGCCCAGCTTGCAGCCAGTCAATTCCAGGTGGGCAGCGGCCCGGACCAGCGCCTGCGCTGGGGCGTACCAGACGGAACGCGTGACACCGCCAGCGGCGAGCCAGTTCATGATGATTGGGTGCTCTCCGCGGCGTTGTGCGCCTGCCTGGAAAACCTGGACTGGTCACCTACCTCGCCCTCCTTCATCATCCCCGGCAGCGACCCGCTGACTGGGATGGAGGGGAAATTTTAACAATCGTCAGTTGAGATCAATGACCCGGGCGCCATTTGAGCGCTGGGCGCTTATCAGGCTTCCGGCCTTGGCTCTCATTCACGAAAGGACTTACTTATGTTATTTGGTATTGACGTCAGCCACCACCAGGATTGGATCGACTGGCAAAAAGTGAGAAGCAGCGGCGTGCGCTTCGCCATCATCAAAGCCAGTGAAGGCGAGGGCTACATCGACCCGATGTTCGAGCAGAACATGCGTGGCGCCGCCGCCGCCGAGATCGTCACCGGTAGTTACCATTTCTTTTTGCCGCGTTATGACCCGCTGGCGCAGGCGCGGCATTACCTGCGCACGCTTCAAGAACTGGCGGGAGGCCAGGCAACCCTGCCGCCCTGCGTGGACATCGAAACCCCAGGATTGGGCAAAAGCGGTTTCAACCAGGCGCTCAAAGTATTTACAGAGGAGGTTTTCAGACTCAGCGGTCGTACCGCCATGCTGTATGTCTCCCCGGGCTTCTGGAAGAGCTCTCTGCCGGTGCCGGTGCTTTCAAATTACCAGTTACTGCGTTCAGGGGTTGACTGGGCGGCAGAGCACCCGTTGTGGGTGGCGCATTACACCAGCGGCTGGCCTTGCCAGGTGTATCCCTGGGCTGGCTGGGCGTTCTGGCAGTACACCAGCGCCGGGCAGATCGCGGGTATCAGCACGCGTGTTGACCTGAACCTGTTCAGCGGTACGGCAGCGGACCTTTCCGCGCTGGTAGAATCATGAGCAGCGGCTTAATCGAGCGCCTCTTCCGGCGCAGCATCAACGAACGTGTGCGCGCCGCCCTCAGCGCATTCCCTGAAACAGACGCCACCTTCGCCATTGGCAGCCGGCTGGGCGAGAACCCGGGTGAGCGTTACGCGCCAGACCGCGAGGAACTGCTGCGCCAGGCGCTGGAAGCCTGGCGGGTAAATCCCCTGGCGCGGCGCATCGTGGGGCTCACCTCGCAGTACGTGGTGGGCGGCGGCATCAGTTTTTCTTGCGCGCACGAGCCTACCAGCGCTTTCCTGCACACCTTCTGGCAGCACCCGCTCAACCGCATGCCGGTGCGGGTATATGAATGGTGCGACGAACTGACGCGCAGCGGCAACCTCTTTTTACTGCTCTTCACTGACGCGTCAGGCATGAGCTACCTGCGGGCTGTGCCCGCGCTGCGTGTGCGCGCCATCCACGCACACGCAAACGATATCGACCAGGAGACCGCCTACGAAATGCAGCCGCTGTTCGCAGAGGGACAGGAAGGGGCGCGCTGGCCGGCATACGACGCCCTCCACGACCAACCGCGCGAGGATGGTCGTTTTGAAACAGTGATGCTGCATTTCGCCATCAACCGCGCGGTCGGCGCCCAGTGGGGAGAATCTGACCTGGCACCGTTGCTGCGCTGGCTCAGCCGCTACGCCGCCTGGCTGGAGGACCGCGCCCGGCTCAACCATTTCCGCAACGCCTTTCTGTACATTGTGCGCGCGCGTTTTACCAGTGAGGTCGAACGCCGCGCGCGCCAGTCGGCGCTTAACGCCGCGCCGCCTTCGCCGGGTTCCATACTGGTGACTGACGAGAACGAGCATTGGGACACGCTGCACCCACGGTTGGAGTCTGAAGAATCCGGCCAGGATGGACTGTCGTTAAAAAAGATGCTGGCAGCCGGCGCGGGCGTTCCGCTGCACTTTTTGGCAGAACCAGAAAGCACCACGCGCACCACCGCTGAAGCCGCCGGCGGACCCACTTACCGCCATTTTGAGCAACGTCAGCGTTATTTCCTCTGGCTGCTGGGAGATGTGCTGCGCGTGGTTGTGAACAGGCGTTCAGTGGTCGACCGGCGCGTTTCTCGCCGCGCTGAAATACAGTTGAACGGTGCGGATATTTCCGCCCGCGACAACCTGTCGCTGGCGATGGCAGCCGGCAATATTATGCCGGCGCTCAGCAGCCTGCGTGAACGTGGCTTGCTGGACGACGCCGAATTGCTGCGCCTTTTCTACCGTTTTTGCGGCGAAACCGTGGATGTGGATGAAATGCTGGCACGGGGAAGGCAGGCAGCGCCAGCAAAGGGTTTCAATTGGGCAATTGCTCAAACGCAGCCCGTCAAAATTGACCCCGCCATCGGGGAAGAAAAAGGAGGAAGAGATGACTGACGCCAGGCAGAGCGTTGCAGAGCAGCAGCGCGCGCATTTTGCCACTGAGCTGCGCGCTGTGGCAGAAGACAGCCTTGAAATCATCGCCATCAGCGCTGGCAACGGCAACGGTTGGCAGTTTACCGCGGATGTGCTGCGTGATTCGCTGCCCCTGTGGGAAGGCGCGGAATGTTTTATCGACCACGATTGGAAAGAGCGCTCGCTGCGCGACCTGGCCGGTGTATGCCGTGACCCGCGTTGGTGCGACACGCGCTCTGGGGTGCTGCTCAACCTGCGCCCGGTTGGGCCTGGCGCCGCGTTGCTGAAAGAAACGGCAGCCGCCATGTACGCGGGCGAGCAACCCTCTCCGCGCGTGGGGTTCCCCGCTGACCTGCTGTTCAGCGCTGCCGGCAGGCAGGTGATACGCATTGAAAAGGTGCTCTCAGTGGACCTGGTGATGCACCCGGCACGCGGCGGTGAGTTTTTACCCGTAAACGATCAACCCGGCTTGAACCGGGAACAGCAACTATTCCAAACCAAGGAGAAGCACATGGAAGAGTCAAATCATAATCCGGCAACCGGTGTGGACGCGCCCAGCGCGAGCCCTCACCAGGAAACACAGCGGCAACAATGCGCCAGCCTGCTGGAAATTTCGCTTTCCGCGGCCCGCCTGCCGGCTGCCGCTGAAAACAGCCTGCGGTCGCGCTTCAGCGGCAGCATTTTTGAAGCCGCCGCGCTGCAACAGGCCATCAGTGATACACGCGCGCTTATCAGCGACCTCACCGCAGCAGCGTTATCCAGGGCGCGGGGCAGGTGAGCGTTATCGCCAACCCTGAAGACCAGGTGAACGCGGCGCTGCATGACCTTTTAGGGGCTGCGCGCCCGCGTGAGCTGGAGGGACTGCAACCGGCGCGGTTGAGCGGCATCCGCGAGCTCTACACGCTGATGACTGGCGATATGGGTTTCACTGGCGGTTATCACCGTGAACACGCCCAATTCGCCGCAACATCGAACCTGCCCGGGCTGCTTAAAAATGCCATGAACAAACTGATCTTCGATCAATGGCAGGAGCTGGGACGCTCCGGTTACCGCTGGTGGGAACCCTTGGTGCAGGTGGAACATTTTAACAACCTGCAGGAGATAACCGGCGTGCTGGTAGGAGAGGTCACCGTGCTGCCCTCTGTTTCAGAAGGAGCGGCGTACACTGAGCTGGCGGTAAAAGACAGCGCTGAAACCGGCTCATGGGGCAAATACGGCGGTTATGTGGGTTTGACGCTGGAGATGTTCGAGCGCGATGAGACGCACAAATTACGCCAGTATCCACGCAAGCTGGCTTCAGCCGCGCTGCGCCGCATCTCCGCCCTCGTCGGCGCCATCTTCACCAGCAACAACGGGGTTGGCCCGGTGATGTCAGACACTTACAACGTGTTCGAAAGCGCGCATCACGCCAACCTGGGTACCAGCGCCCTGTCTTCCGCTGCGTGGGAGGCGGCGGGAAAAGCCATCTACAACCAGCCGATGGCAGTGGCCAGCGGCGGCAGCGCGCCAAAGCTGGCGCTCGACGCCCGTTATTTACTGGTACCGCGCGACCTGCGCCTGACCGGCATGAACATCCTCTACCCTTCTTTCGCGCATGAAAGCAATATTTTTGCAGAGAACATGCAAAAGGGGCAGATGGGAGATGTGATCACCTGCCCTGAGTTCAGCGATGCCAACGACTGGGCGGCTCTCGCCGACCCGCGCCTGGCGCCAGGCATCATCCTGGGTGAGCGCTTCGGGGTGCTGCCTGAAATCATCATCGCCGACAGCGGAGCCAACGGGGCTCTCTTTACCAACGATGAGATCCGCATGAAAGTGCGTCACTGGGTGAGCGTGTTTGTGGCAGATTATCGCCCATTGTATAAAGCCAACGTGGCCTGATGCTTTTAATCGCAGGGGTGTGCTGTTGGCATCAGCCAATCATCAGTAAAAGCGCAGTACGCCCCTGCGCGAACGAAAACGGGAGAATAAAATGACTTTCCTTGAACAACTGAAAATGATGCTGCGCTCACGCAAGTTTTGGGCGCTAATGGCAGCAATCATCGCCACGCTGGCAGCCTACCTTACGCAGCAGATCGACGTGTGGCAGGCACTGCAGGCGCTGGTGGCGGCGCTGGCCGTCTACTCAACCGGTGTGGCTATCGAGGACAGCGGTAATGCCAGCCGACAGCCCTGAGCTCAAACTGGCGCAGCACCTGGCAGCGCCTTATCACAGACCCGGGCAGGGCAGTCGCCCGCTCTCCTGGCGCAGCCTGCCTGATGGCGGCATGGTGATCATCAGCGCTGACGGGCGCAAACTGTGGTTCACTCTGGAGGAAGCCAACAGCGCCCGTGAAGCGCTGGGGATGAAGCCCGCGCACCCTCCAGGTTTGCCGCCCGTGAAACCAACAAAAAGCCGCGCTTCCGCCATCAGTTCCCGCCCTCCAGCCGGCACCCGCGAGGGCAAGTCAGAAATGATCGTGCTGCCGCCCGACCTGAAGCACCTTGAGGAAAAAATCCATGACAAAGTTCGACGACATTAAAACCCGCCTGCGGGCGCTGTTGGAAGATAACAGCGAACAGCGCTTCAGCGATGACCTGCTCGCCGCGGCAACGCGCCAGACGCTGGAAGAACTGGAACAACGACTCCCGCGCCTGGTCAGCAGCCCCTTCACGGTCACTTCCAGCGGCAGGCAGCAACCCATCCTCTCTATCAGCGATTGCCGCTACATCCTCAGCGTGAGCGCGCACGGGGAGGGCGAAACCACCCGCGAGTTGCAACCAGAGACTCGTTTTACCTACCTGCTTCTCAACGGCACGCCAACACTGCACTTCCTCGGGCAATACATCCCCGCCGCGGGTGAGGGGTTAACCATCCACTACGCCGCGGGTTACACGATCGAGGGTTTGGACGGCTCCCCCAGCACCAGCCTGCCGCCTGCCCTGGATGGTGTGCTGGTGGATGGCGCAGCAGCCCAGGTTTGCCTGCTGCGCGCCGGCAGCCTTTTAGGGCGATACGGCAGCGACCCGCGCGAATCAGCCCGGCTGATGAGCATCAGCCACCTGTGGCGGGCAACCTTTGAACGAGCGCTAAACGGATTAAAAGTGATGCAGGAGTTCGGTTTTCCGCTGGGCTATCCGCTTGACCGGTGGGACAAGGCGGGTAGATGAGCACCTACACCCTGGGCCAAAATTGTCACGTCATCCTATCCCACGCGGAGATCGACTCCGGCGCTCCATACGGGTTCGTATCACCCAAAGACGGAACGGTAAGGGAATGCGGTGCACAGTTCATCCGCCAGGTGGAGAGCGAGTCAACCACGTATACTGACATTGTTACCGGCACGCGCTTGTGGATCAACTTTGATATCATCTGCGCTGATGATCTCCTCGAACCAAACGGAGCCGAGCACACGCCCACCCGCCTGCAAGACTACGCCAAGCTGCTGGACTTTCTCAGCAAGCCTTCAGGTATCCAATGCACCACGCCAGTCGGAACGTTCACCAACCTCGGCGCGCTTGGCTTCAGCGCGGATGAACGCCACCTGCCCAAGCATTCCATCATCCGCGTTCAGCTCAATAACGTAGGTTTTTATTTCCCCCCCGCAGACCCCGAGAAGATCGCCGCATCTGTTTGGGATGGT